GTCATTCATACTGAAACCATTCAAATCAAAATGACCCATGCAGACATCTGCCTCGGCAGTCTTTAACATTTCAATTGAGGCTGCTTCATTCTCTGGATTAATCCAAGGCATCATCAGTAACTTTGTACCATCAAAGTCTACAACTTTTGCTTCTTCATATATCCAAGGCTCATTAACGCCGTCAGGAGATGTGCATAACTCTTTTATGGCATTTACTTTGTTTGTGTTTCGATAATAGATGTCGTGATTGCCGATAATGATATGAGTATCGATTTTCTCATCCCATAGTCGTTGCATAAACTTGTTTCTAAAGTTGTGAGCAATCCTAAAGTTAATAAACTTTCTTCTGTCTACGACATCGCCTAAGTGAATAAGCGTTTTGATGTTGTGTTCTTTTAGATAAGGAAAGAATACCTCATCATAGAACTTGTGGAAAAAATCATCAAATATAAGACTATCGTTTCTGGCACCGAAATGGGTGTCATTCAATAAGGCTATTTTCATAATATATTATTTTTTAGTTTCTTCAGCTTTCTTCTTATCTTCTGGTAGTTCTTCTCTACTATTTCTATGTAAAAAATCTAACATGGCACTTTGATATTGTGTATCATCGCCTTCCATTGAGTCCATCATGTTTTCAATACCAAAGTTCTGAATCATCTTTTGTTTAACATGTTGTTGTTTCTTTTCTTTCTGGATTCTACGAATAAATGCATAGTATATAATCTGTGTAAAGTATGCAAATGGATTCTTACTCTTTTCGGGGTCGAAGTTGTCCATATATTGTAGACAATTCTCTATGCCATCTGAAATCATATCATCTCGATATGTATAGTTGATAAAGTTAGGTCTATATGATAGGTGATTAGCAATCTTTAGATAGCATTCGCCTATATAATTAGTAACAGTCGGTCGTCTTTTGCCTTCTTCTTCGGCCTTAATTCTTAATGCACGATACTCTGTCATTGCTTCAAGAAACTTCTTATTATCTACATAATGAGGTTTCTGTTTTGGTTTTAATTTTACTTCTTCTTCTGCCATATTATAATCCTTTCCTTTCATTACGTTTCATAAGATTTTTAAAACTCTTAACAAGATTAAGTTTCTTACGACTTTTTGTATCCTTCAAATCATGAAGTTTCTCTTTCGTATGTTTCAACTGAGTTTTCTTTTTAATGTTTCTGTCTGTAGTTTTGTTCATAGTGCCTATTATACATTATCCGTTACAGGTTGTCAAGCTTTAACCACTCTCTTTCTTCGTATTCAACAGGATCTTCTGTTTGACTGCAAAAACTTAGACTTAATCTTTTTTCTGTCAAGGGCGTGATTCTATGATAAACCTCAGCAGGTATAAAGGCATACTCGCCTTTTTTTAGTTCTTTTTCTATCCACATCTCACATTTTATACTTCCTTCTGCTACTAAGAGTACATTGTGAGCATAATCCTTATGTTTTTCAAACCCTGGTAAATCTTTTTTAAATGAAAAGTAAATATGACAATCTGTATTCTTTTGTAATATATTTTCTAATGAATGGGTAAAAGAATTTACTTTTTCGTTTACTCTACTACAATCTTGAAGGTATACTGTAGTCTTGTTTATCATGTCTTTTACAACTGATGCTGGCGGAGCTTCTGGTGTTGTACACCAACCACTATAAAACCAACTGTAATTATTCGAATCACCGGCTGGGTTAAAAGGATTACCGGCGGTGTTTAAACGATTAGGAACTAAAAAAGGCCTTAGGTTTAATAACCCTTCTAATTCTTTCCATGAATACAAATTCTTTTCTGCATAACCAAAGTGAGGTACTAATTTTTTAATTTTTTCTTTATTCATAATTATTTGGAATAAACGCTTGACAAGATGTAAAAACCAGTGTATAATCGCATATGTAGATGCGGTGAGAGACCATAAAGCTACCTAGAAGCTAGTGAAACTTCTTAGAAGCTATTTTATGACCACCGATTACATTACCGCCTTCTTCATCCCACTCAAGCAGTTCTTCATCTTCTTCGTCTGCTAAATCTAATATTCTATCTATATCGTCTGCACTCAATGCCGGCCTAATCTTGGCATCAGTCGCCTCAACTTTAGCAAGAACAACTTCATAGTAGTGTGCTAAATCAACAGACGCCAAAGTTATAACAACTACTTTGTCTTTTGCAATAACAAACTCTATATCATCAGTAAATGGTATCCATCTTGATAGAGTTGTATCTTCTTTCAGGCCCTCATTTGTCATACGAGGTATTGTTATTAACTCTAAAGGGTTAATAATTCTCATATGCTCGTCATCAACAGAGATAGTTCCCATTAGTAGACTTCCGTCCATTAACTTTGCTAGTCTGTAATCAGTAGGGTGCGTTGGTTCGTTTAATGTTTCCATACTTATATTTATCGCCAAGGAGTTCCTAAAAACCACATAACAAGAGAATATCTAGTACCTTTTGTTACCGGTGTTACTTCATGTGGAAGAAAACTAGGAAAGAAAATCATAGTTCCTACTTCTTGTTTCATTGGGCCAACATCAAATAGGATAAGGTCGCCGCCTTCATAGTCATCATTTAAAATTAAACTCATAGATATTTTACGAGTCTTGTTGTGTAGCATTGGATTATCATTTTGAACCCACTTTGTTGAGTTAGTGCCTAGACAATCCATATGGGTTGAGTAGAAATCGCCAACCTCGTATTTTGATATTTGATAATCTTCTGCTGCTGATATTTCAAAATCCCATCCAACATTTATATTAGACCCTTGCATGTAAGGCCAAATCAAGTCATAAACCCATTGTTGATTATGAAAATTTACTGTTCCGTTTCTTACGTCAGGGTCCATTATTCCATCTGAAATTTTTGCTCCTTCTTGTGGCGAATTTTCATACAACTCAATTATTGACTTACAATCTTCAGCACTTATCTTTGCTTCAGGTCGCCAATAGTGTTGGCCTGGTGATACACACTTATTTTCCATACTTATATTTATCAGTCCTTGAGGTCTATGCTGTGCATTTCGTAATCAAATTCTTCTTCTGTGTAGATGTTTATTCTCTCTTGGAAGTGTTTTAGAGTAAAGTTTTCTTTAGACTTCCATGTCATATCGTCAGCAATGTCATACAATGTAGCATCAACTTTGTTCTCACCTAGTCTTAAACCACGACCAATCGATTGTAGATTTCTCACTCTACTCTTAGATGGACTTGCAAAGATGATATTGTGTAGATTCTTAATGTTGACACCAGTAGAGAATGTGCCATAACTTGCAACAATGATAGCATCTTTTTCTTTTTCAACAATGCCTCGAATTGCTTCTCGTTCATCAGCTTCTACACCACCAAAAATATAAAAGACTTTTCTATCATCACCAGCCTTTTCTTTTATTATTTCATGCAAATTCTTACCATGTTTTTCTACAAGTTGAAACAACACAAGAGTGTTGCCTTCTAATTTAATCGCAAGATTACGAATGAAGTTCTGCCTTGCTTTACTACTGACAAGATAATCAATTTCATCTTGATACTTACCTTTTGAAATCGCTTGACAATGTTCTGGTGTATGTTTTAATATCAAACAACGAACAGTCAAATTAGATAGTTGTTTTTTGTCCATCAACTTTCTTGTTGATGTAACTTTGTTGACAGCCCCAAACAAACCTTCTAATACTAGTTTATGTGTCTGAGCGCCGTCAAGTGTTCCTGTCAACCCGATTCGATATTTACAGTCTGTGAGTTTAGACATAATCTCTGTCAATGATTTTGATTTAAACAGATGTGCCTCATCGCCGAACACAACACCAAACTGGTCAAAGTATGCCTTAGGTAAACGAAACAAACTCTGCCATGTCGATATCAAAACTTTCTTGTCAGTTACATTTGAATACCCACTATATAATCTATGACAATTCTTTTCTACATTCCAACCATATTCTTTAAAGTCAGAATACATTTGTTCTACGAGTGAGGTTGTCGGCACGATTAACAGTATTCGATTGTTTGTATCGTCTTTGATTAGATGTGAATAGTATCGAATAAGCGAGTATATAATAAACGATTTACCACTTGCAGTAGGACTTAACAATAATGCCCTATTAAATTTTAGACTGTGATAGATAGCATCGACCTGATAATCTCTTGCCTCAAACTTCTGACCTAGACTATTAGAAAACTTTTCAACAAGTTCTCTTGATACTTTGTTTTCTATCTCAACATCTTCACCACAGACAACATTGTATCCTCTTTCTTCTGCGAATGATTTAATGTATGGAAACAAACCGAAATAGATTTCTTTTGTCTTTTGTGAAAACATCCGTATCTTGCCATCCCACATACGATTTCGAAACGCTGGCATGAACTTATATCCAGGCACATAGAATGTAAAAAACTCAGATAGTTCTCGTTGAATACTTGGCTCAGCATCAACCGTTAGATACACTTCGTCTTTCTTTTCTAATATAATAGTTTCCATTATTTAGATAGCGCCACTCGTAAACTTTGCCCAATCAATAGCGTTCTTGATTATAAAGTTTCGTGTGTTGATGCTTCGCAATAACTGTTCAAGATAACTTACTACTTGTCGTAGATATGCTTCTTTCTGGTCGGCTCTTTGTAGTTCTTCATCTGAGTCCATATAGATATGAACATCTGCCTTGAGTATTTTCAAGTCGAATGGTTTTTCTTTGTATACAGATGGGTCTGATTTACCTGTGTAGTATTCCCACTTCTGTCGTTTAAGAACTTTCTGTTCGTACTCTGACTTTTTTAAAAGCAAAGAGAACTTATTGTAGTGTTGTAGGTATTTGTTGTGAAGTATCGGTA